CTATGGAATTAAATTATTTATATAGGCCTCCAAGCTTAACAGTAAACACAAATGGTACTTACTTGTCTGAAAATTCAAGAAATGCACTATTGTATGGTTCTTTAATTGAAGCTTATATATTTATGAAGGGCGAACCTACCCTTTTAGCAGAATATGAAAAAAGGTTTATGGAAGAGATTTCTCGTCAAAAAAATCTATTTGAAGGTAGAGATAGACGTGATGAATATCGTTTTGATAGTTTAAGAATAGAGGTGACTTAATGTTTACAGAAGAAATTGGTATAAAAACCGGAACGGTTAATGTAGTAACAACTGATAATAAGGGACTAGATAGTGATCATTGGGCTGAAAGAGCAACCAATCACATTATCTCAGTTTCTCAAGATGCTCCGCCTGTAATACGAGACCAAGCAGAAGCATTTAAAGAAAATGTTCACAAAGTGTTGAGATATTATATTAAACAAGCTATATTATCTGAGCGTACGACTATTTGTGGTACATTGTCCCAACAGGGACATGATGACCTCGCTGAAATTATAAGGAGAATGTAATATGGCTATAACACAAGCAATGTGCACAAGTTTTAAAACTGAACTTTTACAAGGTGTGCATAACTTTTTTAATGGATCAGGAGGTGGATCAGCTGGAACAGGTGCAACATTTAAAATTGCATTGTATACTTCCTCTGCTACATTAGGTGCTGCAACTACTGCGTATGCAACAACTAATGAAACAACAGGCACAGCTTACAATGCTGGAGGAAATACATTAACAAATGTGACACCAGCCTCTTCAGGAACAACAGCTTTTACAGATTTTGCTGATACAACTTGGAGTACTTCTACTATTACAGCTAGAGGTGCTTTAATTTATAATTCAACACAATCTGATAAAGCGGTTGCAGTTCTTGATTTTGGTTCTGATAAATCATCAAGTTCTGGAGATTTCACTATCCAATTCCCTACTGCCGATTCAAGTAATGCTATTATTAGGATTGCTTAAATGCCACACTTTAGTCTTGAAATAGGTGACAGAATTAAAGAGACTACGACAACTACAGGTACAGGCACGGTAACACTTGGTGGTGCTTCTCCTGGTTTTCAAGCATTTTCTGCTCTTGGCGATGGAGCAAGAGCACCATATGCTATAGTAGATACTACCAATAATACTTGGGAAACAGGTATCGGAACATATACTTTGTCAGGAACAACATTTTCAAGAGACTTTGTTTATGAATCATCTAATTCTGATAATTTAGTAAGTTTCGGAAACGGAGAAAAAGAAGTTTTTGTAACAATGCCGGCTGAAAGAGCTGGTGTTTTGTCTGCTGTAGATATTTCATCTGCATCTGGAAATATACAAGGTGTTCAAAAAATTATACCTGAAACAACAGGTGGTTTTACATTAGGTGCAATTTGGTTAGGTAAAAATGGAACACAAATATCAGGCAATGGTCAAGTTTATGTTTTTGACGGAGGTACATACACAATTACTGAAACAGCTTACACTAATGAAATTTGTCCATTTCAAGCAGACTTAACTTTGTCAGGGTCTAGTGTTACATTGGGTGAATTAAATATAGTAGGCACAGTTACAGTGCCTAATGATTTAGAAGTTATTGATGCTGAACAACATGCTACATTGGGAATGGGTAGCAGTTTAACTTTAAATTCAGCGTAGGAGTATAAAATGTCAAAATTAGTAGTAAATCAAGTTCAATATAATGGAGGTCAAGTATTTACTTTACCGACTACTTCACCGTCTGCTGGTGACTTTTTAAAAACAGATGGATCAGGTGCATTAGGATGGACAAGTGGTAATACTCAAATTAAAAGTGCAGACGGAAGTTCTAAAACTTATACAATGCCATCTAATAGTGGTAGTGCAGGGCAAGTTATAAAAACAGACGGTAATGGACAATTTAGTTATGCTGCATCAAGCGGACAAAATCCTATGCAAGTAGGAAATAACGATGGAATGGTATTAATAGGAAATTCTGGCGATGAACTTGCTAACAGTCAGCTTACTGCTCATACAATAACTTGTCCTACTGAATACACAACTACACCAAGTGATATAATTGCATGGAAAATTGAAGTGACTGGTATTAGAGCTCAACAAAATTCTGGTATTTCTTTTTCTGCTACTAATCAGGCAGGAACTGTAATAAATGAAACTACTAACAGTAGTCAAAGAATAGGTATTACAGAAACCGGTGCTTTTAAACAGCAAGGCGTTACCATTCGAGGGGGTTATTCTACTATGACTACTAATCAAGGTCAGATGACAATAGGTGCTATTACACAAAATCAAGCTAATGCTAATCAAGATGCTAGAACTAATCAACTTACTAGCAATCAAAATAGAAATGAAGGAATATATGCTGAATTTTGGGTATATAATAAACCTTCTAAACCTCAATGGCATGGATGGGCAGGTTACAGAGGTTATAATGATGATTACGGTTTTAATTTAGTAAATTACGGAGATCCTACATCATTTTCAAACAGCTATGGTTATCCTCGTAATATGGAAATGCAGGTTACACAAGATCATCCAATGGGCTGGAGATTGTATACGACTAATGGAGAATTTAAACAAGGTGTTTGGCAAGTTTATGCAGTATTTAAAGATGGAGTTTTATAATGAGTAAAGTTGTCGTAAATCAATTACAACATTCAACAGGCGGTTCAGCACCCGCATTAACATGGTTTACTGCTGACGGAACTACTAATCAACATGTTATTTCAACAGATACATCTGGAACATTATCTTGGACATCAGCTAATCCTCCACCTTTTCAAGGTAACAATGTTAAAATGAATTTTCCAAATACAGTTACATCAGGTAAATCATTTCAAACTGATGGTTCAGGTAATTTAACACTAAAATCATCCGCAGCTCCTTTTAGTACACCAGATGCAAGTGAACAAGGTTGGAGACTGTGTGATAGAGTTGAAATAGCTACAAGTGGAGCTGTTGGAACTATAACTTTAACCGTTCCTTCTTCATATACGACTAACTTAGAAAATATAATGGGTTATAGACTTCTTATAAAGGGAATGAGAAATCCTAATTACAATGGTTTTACTACCGGTAAAATGAAACTGTATGCTACTTATCAAAATGGCAGTACAATTGGTAATAACAACCAAGCCCATGTTGGCTATCAATGGCGTAGAGGAAGTAATGGTGGTGGATCAAGTACAACAAGCGGAGCAGGTAATTTACAGTATTCTAATAGTAACTTGCTAGAACCTACTTATGGTTACCCTGCTGGTAGATGGTATCCAAATGCTTATACTTTTAATTCTCCTAATGAAAACAATACTTCGGAAAACTCAAGTGGTAATGAAGGTTATAATGGTCAATTTGATTTTTACAATGCTAAAAAAGGCCCAATGTGTCATCTTTGGTTAACCTATCAAAGAGAAAATCCAACCTCTACACAAATGACACAGTTTATAACAAGACAAATGTATACAGCAGCTGGTGGTTTTTATGAAGGTAGTAATATTGGTGGCTTTAAAATAATGGCTCTTTCTGGTAACTTCGTAAGTGGATTTATGGAGCTTTATGCAGTATTTAAAAATGGAGTAGTAACATAATGGGTAAAATAGTAGTAAAAAATGTACAATCTCAAAATAGTGCAGTATCTTTTAAATTACCTAGCACTGACGGATCAGCTAATCAAGTAATGAAAACTGATGGTAGTGCTAATCTTGGTTTTAAAGACGCAAATGATAGTTTTCCTAGTGCTGATGGGTCAAGTAAAACTTACACACTACCAAATACTGATGGATCATCTGGTCAAGAATTACGAACAAATGGAACTAGCGGTGCAACAAATTTTGGTTCACCACCTCCCTCTCCTTTGTCAACTCCTGATGGAAATCATCAAGGATTTAGATTTTGTGATAAATATTCTCCGCTTACAGATACGCCAGCTAACAGCTTTACCTTAACAGTTCCTTCATCATACACAACTACACCATCAGATGTAATGGCTTTTCGTATACAGTTTTGGGGTATGAGAGGTGCAGGTGGAACAGGTACTGCTACAGAAATTGCTATTAAATTTAAACAACAAGACGGAACAACTACATCAATGTATGATACAGGTGGTAACAGACCTGGTGTAAATGGTTTTAATCAATTTTGGAATGTTTCTAATAGTGCTAGTGGTAATGCAAGCCTTTCTTCACAATCAATTAATCTTGCTTCAAGTAGTAGATTAGGTTTAAATATGAATACAGGAAGTATTCAAAATGGTTATTCTGGCTCAACTGTTCTTTTTAATTCAAATACTAATATGTGGTCTGGTTTAGGGTACATGGGAACTTTTGATATGTTTAATGCTCTTGCTAATCCACATATATGGATTAAATCATCAGCTATGAATAATAATTATAGTTATAATCAAAATAAAGGAACATCTACCTATGAACAAGTTTGGGGAACAAATGCTTTAGCAGGATCAACTAACACTTCACAAGTTCCTTTTCACAATTCAACAGGTCATACAATGGGTTTTGAAATACAAAATGAAGGCAGCGGTAATCCTAATTGGATAGACGGATGTGCTACTTTATGGTGTTGGTTTAAAGATGGTGTTGTGAGTTAAAAATGGCTGGTACAAAAATACAAGTCCCCTCAAATGCTGTAGACAAAACTTATACTTGGCCTGCAACAGACGGATCAAATGGTGCATCCCTTACAACAGATGGTAATGGAGTATTAAGTTGGGCTAGTGGTGGTGGTTCAGAAGTATTTTGTGGCTCTTATGATTTTAGAATTGACGGTTCAAGCACAGCACAAAATGTTTTAATTAGTTTACCATCAGATACTACAGCAGCAAATGTTAGAGCATATGAAATTAATTATTATGGTATTGGTTTTGCAGCAGATGGAAACTTTTTTACTTTTAAACCTTACAATGGTTCATCTAGTATTCTTTCTGGTAATACTGTATATATGAGTATATTTAGTGCCTACGACAGTAGTGATAGAACACAAACATCTAAAGCAGTCACAGCAGGTTTTCCCTTACAAAGAGGTGATGGTACTGCTCGTGATGCATTTAGCGGTAATACTGCAAATATTCCTAAACAAAATTATGATAATAATTCAGGTCATGGTGGCCAATTAAATGGCAGAGCAATATATATTAACTCTCTTAAAAATGGTTCATACGATTATAGTTCTACTTGGAGGTGGGGTTCATCAGCTGTTTCCCATGCTTTTGCTCGTGGTGTAGTTTCATTAGGTAATGGAAACTCTACTACTAATTATGCAGATGGTTTTTTCTTTTATGTAGCAGACGATAGCCAAGCAGCACAAAGTGTAGCAATTATGGAAGGCGTAGTTTCAGTTACCGCAATTTTAGGTTAGGAATAAATTATGGCACAAAAACAAGTATATAATGCAACAACAAAAGAGTATATAACATTAGAAGTTAATGATAATTTTGTTAATGAAGCTAATACTATTGAAGATAATAAAAAATCAATGAGGTTACAAAGAAATAATTTATTAAATCAAAGCGATTGGACTTTAACTTTTGACAGTCCTTTAACAGAAGAACAAAAAACTGAAGCTACAACATATAGACAAGAATTAAGAGATTTACCTGCACAATCAGGTTTTCCAAATGTTGAGTTTCCAACTAAACCAAGTTTTTTAAGTTGATTAAATATCTTAATTGATGTAAAAAATTAAAAAGGAGTATTAAATATGGCAAGACCAACACAAGAAGATTATACTGTCTTTACAACTAGGCCTAAAGTAAGCACTAGAGATAATGACGAAAATTCAGCTACTTATGGAAAAAGAATAATAAGGGATTATACTGATGAAGAGTGGGATGACGCAAAGGCAACAGCACAAAATGAAATTGATAATTGGGACAACTATCAGTTAGAAAATATAAGATCTCAAAGAGATTATCTTTTACAACAATCTGATTGGGCAATTAATAATGATTCTCCTTTAAGTTCAGCTGATCAAGCGTCTATTACTACTTGGAGACAAGAGTTAAGAGATTTGCCAACATCAAAATCAGATGTTGCTGATATTGAAATACCTGCTTGTCCTGTGTCAGGTGTAGTGTAGTACATAATGTCAATACTTCAAAATTTAGACGAAATTCATGGAAGAAATCATATACATGAATTTAAAGTTAGTTTTTCCGTAGAAAGTAGATCAGGTCATTTTATTGATGCTTTATTAGAAGTAGATTCTCAGTCACTAGGAGAACAAATTAAAGAATTAATAAAAGACGAAAATGGACAATATACAGTAGAGTAGTGTAAATTGTCTATATTAGGAGTAATTTAGGCAATGTCATATGGATTCACATCATATTCAGAAGATACCTACGCAGGTTCTGGTGAGTTTATAAAAAGTGAAACTATTGCTGTAACAGGTTTTTCTTTAACATCATCTTTAGGAACAGTTCATGCTGGTGAGTTTGTAACTGTACTACCTAATGGCATTCAATCACAAACACATCTTACGGGTCCTGCCGTTCAATTTGGCGGTGTATTTGGAGTAACAGGTGTTCAATCTGCGTTTCAAACAATTGGACCTTATTCTGTACAAGCTGTTGGTAATGAAAGTATATTTGTTACAGGTAACAATATTGCAGCTACATCTGCGTTAGGTGATGAATCAGTATTATTAGCTCCTAATGTATTCCCAAGCGGAATTGCAATAAATGCTGTACTTGGTGATGAAATTGCAAAAACTAGCGTTGTTGCTAAACCAAGACAAAATGAAACATTTAAAGTAAAAGTTAGTGGTAATGAAGGTTTAGGAAACAAATATTACATTGATGGTAATTTTGCTACAAACTTTACTGATTTTAACATGCCAACAGCTTTTCATGTTGGTTTTACTTATGTGTTTGATCAAACAGATAGTTCAAATAACAATCATCCTTTAAGATTTTCAACAACGCCAAACGGAACGCACGGAGGAGGTTCAGAATATACATCTAATGTAAGTGTTTCTGGTTCACCTGGATCTACAGGATCAACACAAATAACTATAACAGAATCAACTCCTTCTACTCTTTATATATATTGTACTCAACATTCTGGTATGGGTATGGCAGTGTCTGTTGAAGGTAGTGTTAATTTAGGAATGACAACTACAGAAGGAGATGTTAGTGTAGGCGTTGGTGTTGGCGTATTCCCAAGTGGAGTAAGTGCAACTGGAGATATTGGATTTGTTCAAATTAATTTTGGAGCTGATATCTTCCCAACAGGATTAAGTATGACAGGAAGTGTTGGCGACATATCTATTTGGCAAGAGGTAGATAGTAGTCAAACTCCAAACTGGGTAAGGATTGCTGCGTAATGGCTACATTTAGTAATTTAGGTATAAAATTAATTGGAACAGGTGAAGAATCAGGTACTTGGGGCACAAGTACAAACACAAATATGGAATTGCTTGACCAAGCAGTATCTGGTTATGTTAGTCATGCACTTTCAGATGCTAACGCAACTTTAGCTATTGCTGACGGTTCAAGTTCAACTGCAAGAAATAAATACATTAATTTTACTGGAACTTTAACGGCACACAGAACAATAACACTAAGTCCAAATGATTTAGAAAAAACTTGGTATGTAAAAAACGCTACAACAGGTGGTTTTAATTTAATTTTTAAACAAGGTTCATCTGGTACAACAGTAACATTGCCAAATGGCACAACAGCTATGATATTTGCTGATGGTCTTGGAGCAACAAACGGTAATATAAAAAATGGAATAGGTACTCTTTTAACAGAAGGTGTTATTCCAGCAGCCGATAACACACATGATTTAGGTTCTGCAACACATGAATTTAGAAATTTATATATTGATGGTATTGCTTATTTAGATCAAGCTGATATTGGTTCTGGAAATATAGACGGCGTTGACATAGGATCTAATTTAGCTGCTACTAATTTAACTGTTGATAGCATTAATATTAACGGAAATGAAATACAAGCTACATCAAATCAATTAGCTTTTGTTACTGGTGGTTCTGCTGAAAGAGTGCGTATAGATAGTACAGGTAATATATTTTATGGCGGAAGAACAACAACAAGTGCTACAACTAACGCAACATCTTTTTTAGATACAGACACAACATATAAATCCTATCAAGGTAGTGGTACTCCACACATAACACTTTTAAATGGTGCAACAACTGTAGGCACTATTACAAACAACGGGACAAACGCCTCTTACAATACAACTTCTGATTACCGAGTTAAAAATAGACTTGGTACAATAGAAGATGCTGTTGAAAGAGTTTTAGAGTTAGACCCGCTTCTTTATTCTTTTATAGGTAAAGATGATGTTCACGAAGGTTTTATAGCTCACGAAGTTGATGCTATAGTTCCTAATGCAGTTACCGGTGACAAGGACGCTGTTGATCCAATAACAGACGCACCAATTTTACAGCAATTAGATTTATC